GCTGATCAAGGGCATCAGTGTAGGTCTGCACCGCCCTCGCCTGCTTGGCCAGGCGGCCCTGCTCATTGGTGGCGAGCACGGCCAATTCCGAATCAGCATCCTTCTGCGCCTTGACCATGGCGGCCCGCGCGTCGGCGATCTTCTGGTCAAGTTGGATCTTCTGCTGGGCGTTCGTGGTACTGCGCCCCTTGGCATACTCCAAGGCCTTGATTTCGGCCTCGTAAGCGCTGGTGACATCGCCTTTCTGCTGCTCGATGATCGCGGCGCGCTGGGAGGCGTATGACTCCTGCGAGATGATCCCGGCCTTCTGCGCCGCATCCAGCTCCTTCTGGTGGTTCTTGTACTCGGCCAGGATGGCGCTCAGCGCGTTTTTCTGGTCATTGAAACCAGAAAGGTTGACCGATGTGGTCTTTCCGACCTTGTCCTTGTTCCTATCTGCAATACCCTTGGCAAGAGTGTCGAATGCGCCTCCTGATACTTTGTCACCATCGAAGGACACACCAACCAGCAAAGGACTCTGTTTGCCCGTTTCCTTCACGGCGTCACGCAGATCAATGAATTGCTGCTTGAGGTCTTGCAGCGCCTTCCCTCTCTTGCGTTCAGGATTGGCCTTGTCAAGCTGATCATTCAGCTTCTTCTGAAGGTCGACTTGCTTCTGTATCGCCGCTTCACCGTCCGCGCGATCCTGACGCTCTTTCACGCCAGCATCGATTCGCTTCTGGATCAAGGCAATTTCGTCGCTGTACTGCTTCTTCAGGGCGTCCCGGGAGCTATCGCTGAACCAGAACTGCTTGTCGATATCAGCAACCTGCTGCTGCAGTACTTGCATCCGGAACTGATCCGGATCAGCCGCTACCCCCTGCTTCAGCTCATTCCAATACCTACGCACAGCACTGGTTGCGTCATCCCACAGCTTGGCGATTCCCCGAGTGGACTCACTTATCTCCTTGTTGCGACGGGTCATCTCCTCCGAAACTTCGCCCGCCAGGAGCTTCAAGGCATCCATGTGGCGCCCCTGATCTTCAAGGGCCTGAATCTGCTCAAAGGTGGCCAAGGTGACCGCGTGATACTTGGAGTTGAACTCCAGCGCAAAGGCCGTGACGTCGCTCTTGGCCTCGACAAACATCTGCGTGAACTTACCTGCGCTGTCGCCTGTAGCAGCGGACAGCTGGGTGGCTGCTGCCGCAACGGCATCAAATGTCTCGCCAGTGAGCTTTCCAGAGCCGACCAGTGCGAGCAATGCTTCATTCGCTTGGCTGAAGTACTTCCCATTGGCTAGCTTGTTCTGCAAGTCAATCAGCTGTGAAGAAGACTTCCCTGCAATCCCGCCTGTGGCAACAAGGGCCTTGTTGAGTTCGTTGAGATCACTCACCCCAGCAGCCGCTGCCACCGCCAGCCCAGTGACGGCTGCAGCGCTCAGCGTTAGCGGGCTGATGAGTCCGGCGATGTACCCTCCCATAGCCTTGGCTGCTGGACCGATGCCCCCAAGGGAGTCTTTCAGCTGGCCGCCTTGTTGAATGGCCACCATCATCAGAGGCTGGCCGCCTGCGATGGATGTCACGATGTCCGTGAACTGCATCGGAACCATGCGCAGTGCTGCAGCGGTCTGCTTGGCCGTCATACCAGTTCTGTTCAGCGCAGCGTCGGCGCCGCCAAGCGCAGTACGCGCCTGATCGATCTTCGCCTGGTACTCGCCGAACGTCTCCGCATCGAGTGCGCCGCTGGTGCGGAAGCCCTTCAGCTTCTGTTCCATCTGGTCCAAGCGGCTCATGGCCGCGACGGTCGGGTCGATTTTGCCCAGCAGATCCTCAAGGGCCTGGCCTTCCTCCCGATGCGCGCCGGCGGCCTTCCTCGCCGCCTCCGCCTGGCGCTCCTCCGTGGCGATGAGGGCCTGGGCCCGACTGTTGATGGCCGCCTGCCGACTGGCACTGTCCGACAGCACAGCATTCGCCTTGGCGGTGACCTCGGCGCTTTGCTCGGTCGCCCGGTTAAGTGACTGGACGTATTGGCTGGCCTCCAGCGAGGCCTTGGCCACGGATAAAATCCTGGCCTGCTGCTCATCGGCAGACTCGGCGGCGCGCCGGCCAGCCTGGGCGCCGGCATCTGTTGCGCTGGTGAGCGCCTCCTGCACCTTGCCCGCCTGCGCGGCCTCGGTCCGGAACGCCCCCATGTTCGCTGCGGCACTGCTGAACGCCGTGGAGGCGCTGGTAACGGCGCGCCCTACGGTGGCCATCTGCTGCGCCAGCTCGGTCTGCTTGGCGTTGAGAGCCTGCAGCTCCTGAACGATCTGCCGGGTGTCACCCTGCAGACTGCCCAGCGCTGCCTCCCAGGCGCGCCCAGTTCGTCCAGCCGACTCCTCGCTGCGCTTGCCGGCGTCCGTTAGCTGATCGAGGTTGTCTTTCGCCTCAACGGCATCGCCGGAGTCGATCTGTAGGCCAAGGGAGGCGATGGTTGTCATGCATTTCTCCGGACATAAAAAAACCCGCCGAAGCGGGTTAGTTCTATTGCGGTCTAATCACGTTTTCAGGATTTTGGCTTTCTCGACCTCGAACTCCTCAGCGGTGAGGTGTCCTCGCTCCTTCAGGTCAGCAAGCTTTTCAAGCTTCAGGTACGGCTCATCATCTGTTGCTGTGTCAGGGGTTTGCAGTGGAGAAGTAGCCGGAGAAGCATGATCACTGATAGCTGATGCCGACCATATCAAGGCTGCAAGCCAGCCTAAAGCAGTCCACCCCAGGAAGAGGTTGAGAAGGAAAATGGGAGTTCCATTGGGGTGTCCTCTCTTCCCGGCAACGATTGTGGGAATGAAGTACACCAGCACTGCCAGTGCGAGGAGAATGAACCCGAGTAGCGGGCTTGAACCGTTGGACATAACAGGGCACTCCTTGTGAATGGTGCCAATCTACCATTACCAGAGCCCCAGAAACAAAAGCGCACAGGCGGGAAAAAGAAAAGGCACCCGAAGGTGCCCTCTCGATGCCGTTTATGGCCCACGCCGGACCAAGCCATGCCATGACCGACCACGACACGCCTTGTCACGCCCCAGCTCAATTAGCGACTTACGCCACCGCAATGCCCCCTCAAGGAAGGAGCATTACGCTGTTTTCAGCCCGAACCCTAGCAAACCGAACCCAGGCTAACCCGGGCTTGGCCTAGCACGCCGCAGCTCGGCGTAACTAACCGCATAGCAGCTTTCGCCACTGCACAACGCACCCTCTGGATGCGCTGTACGCTGTGAAATCAGCTCAACGCCTTGGTAGTCATGCCACGCAGCGCGGAGAACTTCGCCAACTGGTCCAGATTGTCCCGCCGCTGCTCGTCCGTCAGCTCAGTGATCCGCAAGTGCCGCAGCTTCTGTCCGGTGCTGCGGAACACCTTGCGCACGTTACGTCCCAGTTCTTCCATCGCAACACCGGTTTGCTCATGCGGCGGAACCCATCGATAGCCGCGCCCGCGAACCGACTGCAGGCAAACCTGGTGATCGCGCAGCAGCTCAGCCTTGAAAGCCTCAACGTTTGCCAGCCATTCGAACTGGCGCTCACGGAACTGGTCGACGGTGAGCGATTTGGAATCACCCATGGAAGGCATGCCGAAGTGCGCTTCAAGCCAGTCATGCCCTACAAGGTCGCCGTACTTGAACTCCTTGAGGAAGTCCTCGACCGTCTGCTTGTGAACCGGATACTTGGTCACCTCAGACATAGGCCACCTCGAATCGGCCGAACCGCGGCCGATACTCGCAAACGCCGATCAGCTTCCCGGAGTCCTCGATGGCCTTCTTCACCTCCTGCAAATCCAGCACGTCGGTGTTGATCGCAACCTCAAGCTGGCAGGCCCAGTCCAAAAAGATCGGGCGATACCGCATGATCTTAGCTTGGCCAACCTTCACGCCGCGACAGTCGACGAAGCGCTGATTCTCCCAAAGCGCCTCCGGCGACGACGGACCATTGAATTCCAGTCCGGCGCGGTCGGTCATGACCAGCGCACCCCGCTTCCAGTGGGTGCCAAGCTTCTGGAGCTTGGCGCCCGCAAGGAAGGTCGCATCGAAGTTCGCGCCAGGGATGAAAAACCCGGCAGTTGAATCGAAGTAGGCGCCGGCGATGAACTCAGACCGGGCGATTGCCAGGTGATCGTCTTCGGTTTTCTTCCGTTTTGCGGTTAATTCCTTATGCGCCTTCGTGGCCGGGTGCAACGGGTTGGCCAGCTTGTCGCTGTGCATCATCAGCGGCGATGTGCCCTTAATGCTCAGGGTCAGCAATTCCATGCTCATGCGGCAGCCCTCCCCTTGAGCGGTCCAACCGCATAGCGCTGGGGGCGCTCAACTGTTTGATTGAGACCAGAAATGAACGACCTGATCGAGTCAAGTTTATTTCTGTATGTCCTGAACTCCCACCACGCCCCACGAATGTCGTACCCAGCGGACTCTAGCTGCCAGAGCAGGTTCTCCAGCGGCGTGTATTCCCCATCGATATCCCGCAAGTCATGCAGGGTCACATCAAGCCAGGCCTTTTCATCACCACGACCAATGAGCATGCCGTCACGGCGAGCGGCAAGCGCTTCGATTGGGTAATGAATGCTCAGAGGGAGCTGCAGCTGAGACTGCTCTTTCTCGATGAATTCCCCCTCAAGCACACGGTAAGCCGCAATGAAGTTGCAGGCGGCTTCGAACTGGCCAGCCGGGATCAGCTCGGTGCGCGGCACGTTGAAGCGGGTATGCAGTCGGTTGTGCATGGTCAGAACGAAACTGTGGCGCAAGCTAGATGGTAGCGATTTGCACTTGTCACGAATTAGGCCCTTGATGACGCTGAGCTCACTCATGCCGATCAGCTCGTCAATGAGGGTCGGCATCTTGGCCTGATGGTCCTCGTAGCGACCGTGCTTGCGGATCGCTGGCAATACCTCAGCAGTCACCCACTTCTTGAAGCGCTTGGCCTCAGCCTTGCGGCTGCGCAGGATCGCCGAATACAGCCCAGACTCGTTAATCACAAGCATTTCCTGGGCTCCGCCAGGGGTCTGCACAATCGACAGACCCTTCTCATCGTCGTCCAGCTGACGAGTCATGGCAGATGCCTCGCTGTAAAGTAGCGCCACGGAGACGTCGTTTGCGACAAACCAAGGCTGCTCCTCAATAAGCAGCGTGCGGACCTGCTGCTTGTCAAAACTGAATGGGATGACTGCGGACACAACTGTGCTATTATTCGCCATGACGATTTCTTCTCCGAAGTTGATCTCGTTACCCAAAGCCTCAGCGCCCGCCAGCACTGGGGCTTTTTCATGCCCGCTGTTTTTGCCCATCCTGCATCTCCTGCTCCAAGGACTTCCTCAGACGAAAAACGATTTCGCCGCTCAGGCTGCGACCGTTCTCCTCCGCACGCTGCTCCAGCTTTTGCCGCAGCGTGCAAAGCATCCTTACCGCTGTAGTGATTTTCTCGCTTCCCATTGCCATGCTTCCTTTGCTTCATTTCGGTTTTGATTCTTGCTTCCTTTGCTTCATTTGTCAAACGCCTTTGTGTCGTTTGTTGCTTTGTACGTTTCCGCGCACGTACGCTGTACGTACGCAACACTTCTCTAGAGCCGCAAATGACTGACTTCTTCGCCGACAAGCTGATTCGCCTCCGCACCCAGAAAGGCCTTACACAGAGGGATCTTGCCGCGTTGGCAGGGCTTTCCTGGTCTCAAATATCGAAATACGAATCCGGAAAGTCGAAACCACGGAAAAAAGCCCTGTGGTCGCTAGAAGAGGCCTTGGGGTGCCCTGGGGAGCTATCTACATTCCTGGAAGGAACTGAAGTCGCCGTAAAGGTGCCGGCCACGCTGTACGAGCGCATGGAAGAGGCTGCGGCGGAGGCAAACCTGTCCATGGAAGAGTACAACTCGTTCTTCCTCGCGCGCGTGATTGCTTGGTCTCACGATGAGGTGCTGGGTATACGGCCGCCAACCCTTTTCTCCAGAGATGAAATTGAGAAAATGCAAGCACGGATGTCGCCTGGCGAACTGGATGAGCAGAAAAAGAAACGACTCCGCGAGATAGAGGCTGGGTCGGATGATGAAAGCATGATCCTTGCTGAGATTGCCCAACGGAAAATTTTTGACGGACGCTCTCCGAAGGAGTAACCCCGAGCCCGGCCAAGCGCCGGGCTTATTGTCTCGGGCCAGACTCAGTCTTGGGCCACCAGCTCCAGCAGCCTCCGAGAGTCGCCACAATGGATCGCAACGTCGATTTCCCGTGAGACTGAAACTCCTTTCTTCCTTAAGTAGGAAACCGCCTGCAGTACTTGGGAGGTGGCGCTGTCAATTGCCTCACTATTCGGCTGCATGAAGCGCCCGTCAGGGAACATTTCATGCACTCGAATGCGATCCTCCGCCGTGGTTTCTGTCGGGAAAGTGATCATTGCCAAACCCGGCCTCAATCCTGAGAGAGCCTGTGCTCCAGGATCATAGAAAGCGGCAACCACACCGCTAGACATGGGGAGGGAAAGCTTCCAAGTAGATTGCGAAATCCAACGCTCAGCCAACTCAGGTTTTCGGGCAATGAATTTGTGTTGCTCATCGTGGATGATGGCAAGCATATCGTCGACCGCTTTTGGCATTTCTACCGAGAATCGATCTTTAACTGGCTGAATCAACTCAACTAGGCCGGACGCGGTGATGTAGCAATCGGGAGTCTCAACGATCTTCCTAGCAAGATGGCCAGACCTCTCAGAGCGACCGTCTCCATAGATCGAAAAGGTATCGCGATCAGCACACAAGATTACACAGTCCTCCATGCTGATCATCACAATGAAGGTCATAGGCTATCCCCGGCTAAGTGGCATCCTCGCAATCTACCACAGCTCGGCCGCCGCCGGCGCTCGCTGACAAGCGCCATCCGCCACCACGCCCGTTTGGTCTACCCTTACCCTCCCCAACCACTCACATGAAGGGTGCGAAGATGCCCGACGATGAGAAGCGGAGATTTGCCGAGGCGCTGGAGCACTGGGCGGAGGCTGTGGATGCGATCCGCACCCGGGATCGGACCGAGGCCATTGCCCAGATCGAAGAGCTACGGAGCATGCACCTGTTGCGGGCTTTCCACGCCAGCGCGCTGTGGGAGCACTATGCGTGGAGGCGCCGGGGTCCGGGGTGACCCCCAAACAAGTCGCCGAAGCCAAGCGCCAGCCGTCGGGCATTTGTTTTCCCTTCCGCACCACCTGCACGGCGTATAGTCCCCAGAGGTATGGGGCGCAGTAACGTGCTTCAGAAAGGAAGGAGTACGAAGCATGAGCGCCGAGTCCAAGCGTATTGCCGCCTTAGAACAGGCCTTGTATGCCACTCTCTCTGCGTCTGAACAATACGGGATCAGCGCAGAGGACATGCGCCTGAAAGCAATAGCCGGTCTGTCACTGAGCCAGAACTGGGGATGGGTAGCCGGCGACTCTACGGCTGATGCCGAATCAGAGCTAACCAGCGCAGTCAGAATGGTCCGTGATAAAAACAGTTGCCCAAATTGAAAGCCCAGCGCATGGCTGGGCTTCTTGGCTCTTCCGTCCTTACCCCGCGCAAGCGGCTGACCGCCTGGTCGGCGCCCCTTCAACAGCAATGCGCCTGGCGCGACCTACGCCCCAAGCAAGAGCACGAGTCATGGTTTCACCAGGGCGAGAATCAAACGCTTCCTCATGTACCGCTTCCCCGGTCGGGCCATAAACTCCGAAAAACAACTGCGTGTCGCCCGTTCGCGATAGCCGGACCTCAACTTCGATTGAGGTTCCATCGTCGAGCGTTTCATCATGATCCCGGTGGTGCAAGGTTGGATCAGCCCATTTCCAAAACACGTCCCCACGTATTTTCATGCCGTCCTCCTTTGACTTTGGTCTATGTGTAGCGCTTTCCCACCATAGCGCTGTGAGGTTCGCGCACAAGACTTTGGAGTCAAAAAATCTCAGCAACCCGACAATCGGAACGGCTTCCTATAGTGCCGCTCATGCTTCCAGTGGAACGGCTAATACAAGCGAAGCGGATTGCTCCTGTCCACCCATCCACCCTGGACGGAAAGCCAGTACGCGGGCTGGGCCGGGGCGTAGTAGCGTTGTGCTCCCAATGCAAGGAGCAAAAAATGATGGCCCAGGTCGCAGATCACACCGTTCAATACCTCCGGCAAATCGATGACCCGGAAGACGAGCACTGGACGCACGTGTACGAGATCGGCGAAGACGTCCCAGTCTCCGGAATTTATCGCTGCTACCACTGTGGAGACGAAATCACTTCCAACAAGGGTGACCCTTTCCCCCCGCAAAATAAAACCCAGCATCCAAAGCACGACAAACCTATCCTATGGCAGCTCGTAGTGATGACCCAAACCAAGGGCCCTGATGTTCGTTGATCAACCAACTTGGCCAATCGCGCAAGCCCATAGATAGGAGTTCGAATGTCAGACCAAAACGAGCAGATCGTTCAGCTCAAAGCAGAGCTGAGCAACCTAAAGGATGAGCTCCAGGCGCTGAAGGCTGGTAATGCGGCCGCCCTGGCAGCTATATCCGCCGCTTTGCGTGAGATCCCTGGCTATACGCCGAAGGTGATGGAGCAGATGCTCACTCATGCCTTGAAGCATAGCTGGCCTCTTTCTGACGTCCCTGATAACGAAATCACAGAGACGACGTTTTCCGCCCCGCTTCGATTCCTTCTGAATGATCAGCAGCAGGCTCGATCGTTCTTCCGAGGCCAGTGATTTCAGGGAACGTGATCGTTCCTTTGCGCATATCAATACGCACGCCATGAACCGAAACCATCACGAACGGCTCATGGCTTTCCTCTGTGCGCTGCTGCATACCCCTCTCCTGCGGCCTGGCCGCGTCAGTCGTTGCCCTACTCCGCCGCTTCAGCCATCACGGCCAGAGCTTCGTGCTCCATGATGCGGAGATCGGGGAAAATTTCGTTGAGTTCCCGGCGCTTGATTCCAAGCATCGACGCGACCGCGGGGATGGCTGTGTAGTCCAGACCCGAAGGCCCGCCCTGCCCCAGGCGCCACTGTGTGCCCAGTGCCTCGAATACTCGGATGGCCGGCCAGGCATCTGGCCAAACCTCCAACTCTTCCTCTGGGAGGTCGGCCAGGGTCAGGCCAATGGCCGCCAGCTGCTCGGCGGACGGGCCGCGCTCATACAGCGCCCGAGCCGCCGCCCTCAGTTTCCCAAGCGGGCCGGGTTGTAGGCCGCCTGGTAGGCATCGGTCACTGCCTTAGGCGCGCCGGTGCAGGTGCGCACCAGTTCGACGATCGCCTCCTGGCTGAACTCGTCCTCCAGATCCCAGCCGGTGATGATCTCGCCCAGCTGCTCGGCCTGCAGGGTTATTTCACCAGCGGTGACTTCCTCCCAGCTCGCACCATCCTTCTGGGCCTTTTCTGCCCAGGTGTCGCGCGCTTTGTTCCAGCGGTCGAACATGCTGGCGAGTGTCACACGGTCCATGTACCGGAACTGGAACTCAACCGGCACCGGCTCGCCGCCGATACGCGGCACCTGCACAACCGCGGTGAAAGTCGGGTTCTGCGCGATCTTGATCTTCGCCATGGGCTCTCCTTAGGCGCTGTAACGGGTCGGACGGCCAGACAGGCCGACGCTGATGGTGCGGGTCATCAGCTGGTTGCGCTCCATGGTCGGCGTGCTGGTGATGCTGACGTAGCCAGGCATCAGGATCTGACCGCCGCCCGGAAGTTTCAGGCGGATCACCGTCAGCTCCTTGGAGTCGTCGTAGCCCTCGACCACCGGCACGTACAGCGCGGTCGGCTGGTCCTCGACCGTCACCGACACGCTGATCGGGTTGCGGTTGGTCGGGAACTGCAGATCGTCGTCGTTCTCGAGGTATCCGACCGTGAGGAACTGCTGCTCGCCGCCGGATACGGTGAAGCCGGTCACTTTCGAGATCTGCGTCCAGCCCGACACCGGGACAACCGAGCCGATGCCGGCGCCGGCGGTGTAGCGGGCGGTGTTGGTGGTGTCCAGGCCTGCCAGCGAGAACGCGTCGGTAGTGACGTTGGCGGCCTTGGCGGTCCGGTCGTTGATGAGGGCCCAACCGGAGCTGATCAGCAGAATGTCATCGGCATCGATGCTGTGACCTGCCGCGCTCGCAACTGGCGGCTTGGCATTGGTCAGAGCAGTGAAAGGCACGGCGGTGCCCAGGGTGCTGGCGATCTCCAGCACAGAACCGTTAGGCAGCGGGATGCGTGCGGCCATGTGTGTTTCCTCTTGGTAGCCCGCCGGGCGGCGGTGGTTATGCCCCAGCGGGCGGTTGGTCCGCGATGCCGCGGTAGGTGAAGCTGGCCGGAACTGTGTAAGTCGCCGGCTCGGGGATGGTGGGGCCCTGCTCTACCGGCTCGACGACCAAGCCTTCGAAGCCGTTGCGGCTCAGCTCGCTGTCGACACGGAAGACACTACTGAGCTCGTCAATCACGGCCTCGGCAGTCGCCAGCGCCTGTCCGGCCGGAGACACGATGCTGACCTGGTAGATCCCGGCGTACTCGTAGGCCTCACCGCCCAAGTAGCGGCAGGTGGCGCTGGCCGGGAGCAGAAAGGCGCGCAGGTAGGTTTCGTCGGGGCCTGGCTCGAAAGCCTGCTCGAAGTTCGCCACCCTTATGGGTCGG